AATGACTTCAGCATTACCAAAGACGAGATTATAAATCTTCGTACTGGTAGTAAAATTCTATTCAAAGGGATTAAGACTTCTTCAGGTACTCAAACTGCAAACTTGAAATCATTGCAAGGTGTTACGACTTGGATTCTTGATGAGGCAGAAGAATTAGTTGAGGAGGATATTTTTGATAAGATTGATTTATCAGTCCTAATTCACAAAAACAAAATAGGGTTATACTTATTTTGAATCCGACAACAAAGGAGCATTTTATTTACAATAGATTCTTTGAGCAAAAAGGAATTGAAGCTGGCGAAACATTAAGCAAAGGCGATACGACTTATATACATACTACCTACCAAGATAATATCGAATATCTTTCAGAATCATTTATAAATCAGATTGAGCAACTCAAGAAAAACAATCCTAAGAAGTTTGAGCATACTATACTTGGTGGATGGCTTGACAAAGCAGAAGGGGTTGTATTTACTAATTGGAAGTTTGGCGAATTCAATCCTGATAGGCTACAATCTTCATTCGGTCAAGACTTTGGATTCTCTATCGATCCAACTACATTGGTAGAGGTTGCAATTGATAAGAACAAACGCAAGATATATGTCAAGGAGCATTTATATAAACCAAAGCTTACTACTTCAGATATTGCGGTGATTAACACGCAAATTTGCGGTAAAAATCTTATTGTTGCTGATAGCGCAGAGCCAAGACTTATACATGAGCTTAGTCATAGAGGATGCAATATCGTTAAAGTAGATAAGCCAGCTGGCTCTATTAATGACGGTATAGCGATGATGCAAGACTACGAAATTATCTTAGAGCCTAACAGCTCAAACATTGCAAAGGAATTTAATAACTATATTTATTCGGATAAGAAATCAGGTTTAGTAATTGACAACTTTAACCATGCGATTGATGCTATCCGTTACAATGTCTTTTATCACTTATCTAATCCAAGCAAAGGGCAATACTTTGTTTATTAGAGTAACAAATAAAAACTTAACTCGTTTATAAATTATGAAAGTAGAAATTTCATTACCAAAGGGAATTGAAGATTTAAAACTTAGCCAATATCAGAAATTTATAAAAATTGCTGAAGAAAATGAGGAATCTGAATTCTTACATCATAAAATGATTGAAATATTTTGTGGTGTTGATTTAAAGATTATTCCTAATGTAAAATATAAAAATATACTTGAGGTAACTTCATTAATTGCGAATCTTTTTAATAGAAAATATCCATTAGTTAATAGATTTAAAATTGGAACAATTGAATTCGGATTTATTCCAAATTTAGAAGAAATGACTACTGGCGAATATATGGATTTGGATACATATATAACAGATTGGAGTAAAATGCATAAGGCAATGGCTGTATTATATAGACCAATTACAAGTAAGATTGGAGATAAATATAAAATAGAGGAATATAAGGGATCAGATGAGTATTCTGAAATTATGAAGTCAGCTCCTTTAAATGTCGTTTTTGGTTGCGTGGTTTTTTTTTATCATTTAGGGAACGAGTTATTGAAAAGTACGCTGACTTATTTGGAGGAGAATCAGGAGGTAATGAATACTCTGAACAAAGCCAATTTGGGAAAAGATGGGGATGGTATCCATCTATCTATGCTCTCTCTCAAGGAGATGTTAGAAGATTTGATGAAGTTGCCAAACTTCCAATTAATCAATCCCTAACTTATTTGACATTTGAAAAACAGAAGCTTGAATTAGAAGCTAAAATGATTAAAAAACAATAATATGAGTTACTACTATATAGTTGATAGATTAAAAACTTATTTAAGAGATACTGGATTTATTAATACGGTAACGGTAGGAGATTTATCTTGGATTGATAATGCCAAGCAAACAATATTTCCTTTGAGCCATATTATTGTCAATAATGCAACTCCAAGCGAGCAATCATTGAGCTTTAATATATCTATTTTGTTTATGGATATAGTTGATAGTAGTAAATCAAGTACAACTGATATTTTCGAAGGTAATGATAATACTCATGATGTATTAAATACTCAATTAGGATTAGCTAATAAGACCTTTATGGATTTAGTTAGAGGCGAATTATATAATGATTTAGTTCAAATAAATGGAACTCCTAATTGTGAGCCTTTCGTAGATAGATTCGAAAACTCTATTGCTGGATGGACATTAACATTTGATGTAATTATTCCTAATGATATGATTATTTGCTAATGGAATTAAAATTAACTCAAGATGTTGTTAATAAATTTAGAGCTTATGTAGTTCAGCAATCCAAAAGTAATTTAACTAAAGGTGGAAAGAATGTAAGTAAAAAATTATATGATAGCATTAAAGGCGAAGTATTAGTAGAAAATAATTATTTCTTAGTAGGTTTTACTATGGATGATTATGGGGCATATCAAGACAAAGGGGTTAAGGGTAAATATAAATCTAATAAAGCCCCAAATAGCCCATATAAATTTGGCAGTGGATCGGGAATTAAAGGTGGATTAACTCAAGGGATAGAAAAATGGGTAGTTCAAAAAGGAATACAATTTAGAGATAAAAAATCAGGTAAATTTTTAACATATAAATCAACTGCTTTTATAATTACTCGTAGTATATATGCAACTGGATTAAAAGCAAGTTTATTTTTTACAAAACCATTTGAAGCTGGATATAAAAAATATATTGGTTCAGATTTAATTAAAGCATTTACTGCTGATTTAGATACAATTATTAGTTATAATTTAAATAAGAAATGATTATAAATGCAAGAAGCCCATACTTTATTTTAGTAAATGAAAGTGGGCAAGTTGGTAGTAAAATTGAGCTTTTCATTTGGAATGCTCCAACTTCAGTACCAACTTCAGCTACTTATACCTTAAGTAAGCGAAATGCTTCAACTACTCAAACTGAAAATAGCTACAATATTTCTTCTTTCATTCGTGAATATATTGACAACATAGCTCCAACTGAATCAAATAATTCAATGTGGTGCAATGTAAGAGTTAAGAGATATAAGGAAACTGCTTATGGATCGTTTACTTTAGTAGATACTATTGACTATATCGGGGTAAATGGTTATACAAAATATTTAGATGGATATAATAAAACTGATTCATCAAGCCATTTTATAGTTCTTGCGGATACATCAAAGGAAATTCAATATACTTTAGGTAATATACCTTTTGTCAATGTTGCAGTAAATACTTCATTAGGGGATAAAGTAGACATTAGTTATAAAGATTTAAATGGAAGAAATGAGGTATTAACTATTTTAATTAATACTTCTGATGTCGCTACCAAAAATATGCTATCAATTCCTTTTAGCACTTCTTCAGTTAAGTATAAAAATGGAAATACATTAACTATTCGATATTGGTCAGGTGGAGTTGTAGTTTCTACTAAAACTTTTAAAGTTACTCCAGTTTGTGAAGTTAAATATACTCCAATAGTATGTTCATTTGTAAATCGTTTTGGTGGTTGGCAATTCTTGAGCTTCTTTAAGGCTCAAACTAATTCAATTAGTACAGAATCTACTACCTACAAAATGATGCCAAATGCAATTAATTATAATATTAACAGACCACAAAGTGCATCGTTTAATATTAATGGAAGCCAATCTGTTGTTTTAAATACTGGATGGGTTAATGAGAATTATTCAGATTTAATCCAAGACTTGATTTTAGCTGAAACAATTTTACTTGATGGCAAGCCAGTAGAATGCAAAACAACTAAAACAAGTTTGAAAACTGCATTAATGGATCGTAATATAAATTATACGATTGAATTTGAATATGCTTATAACTTAATTAATAATGTAATTTAATGGTAATAGTTGGAGTATATATTTATGTTGATGGTATTGCTAAAAGACTTGAGCTTTTCAAGGATGAAACTATTAGCATTACAAGTTCAATTCAAGATGTTAATGATATTAGTAAAGTATTTACTGATTTTAGTCAATCGTTTACCGTTCCAGCTTCAGATTCAAATAATTCAATCTTTAAGCATTGGTACGAAAATTCTATTGATAATGGCTTTGATTCTCGAAAGAAAGTAAATGCTTATATTGAGCTTGATACTATTCCTTTCAGAAAAGGAAAGATTCAATTAGAAAAAGTACAATATAAAAATGGAGTAATTGATAATTACCAAATTAACTTTATTGGAAGTTTAATAAGCCTAAAAGATTCATTTGCTGGTAAGCAATTAAAAGATGTTGATTTTAGTGCTTATGATTTTGCATATAGTGGGACATTAGTAAAAACTCGTGTAACTACTTTGTCAAATCTTGATGTAAAATTCCCATTAATAAGCTCAAAGAATGTTTGGCAATATGGGGGAGGCGGTGCTGCTGTAACTAATTGGGATATATCCAATTCAGCTACTCCTATTTATACTTCGGATTTATTTCCAGCAATGAAAATCGCAAGTATATTTGATGCAATTGCAAATAATTTAGGCTTAACATTTCAAGGAGATTTTTTAACTGATTCAAGATTTACTCGTGCTTTCTTATGGCTAAAAAATACTGATTTATTTGAGGAAAAGTTTAGACCAACAAAAATTAACTTCCAAACTAATACTTCAACTACTGGAACACAAGGTATGTTTAATGTATTTACTGATACATTGACATACACTAAGCCAATAGCACCAGCTTATTTAAGTCAAAGCCATATTACTTTTACGTTTACTTCTTCAGGAACTCCATTTACTTTTTACATCTATCGTAATGGAATTAAATTAAGCGAGCAAAGTTTTGTTACACAAACATCTCCAATGTATATCGAAGCTCCTCTTGGAGAATCGGGAGCTTATACATTCCATATATCAGCTAAATCTCCAGTAACTTATACTTCAGTTTATTACTTTGAAACAAAGATAGGAACTACAATTACAAGTGATGTAACTGTAACACAAAGCACAAGTCAAACAACAGATACGATTTTAAATATCGCTTCTTATATGCCTGATATGAGCTTGGAAGATTTCTTTACTGGAATTTTAAAGATGTTTAATCTTACTTGCTATTCAATTGAAGATAGAGTATTTAGAATTGAGCAACTTGAATCATGGTATAAAGCTGGTAAAATTAAAGACATTTCAAAATATGTTGTATCAGATGAAATTAATGTTTCAAGACAAAAGGCTTATAAACAAATTAAATTTAATTATGAATCAAGCGATTGTTTTTTAAATAAGCAATATTTATCAATTGCTAATCATGAATACGGTAATTTAAATTACGAATTAGATAGTGATGGAGAAGAATATAAAATTGAACTTCCATTCGAAAATTTATTATTTCAAAAATTTAATGGTACAGACTTACAAGTTGGATATTCATTAAAATTAGGATTTGATAATTATATACCCAAGCCAGTTATTTTATATGAATATGGATCGTTAATTTCTGCTTCATTTAAAATAAATGATGGCTCAACTACAACAACAGCTTTAGGTTATAATGTATTTGGGCAAGATACTAATATATCAAGTATTAATTGGTCTTTAAATTTTGCTTCTGAACAATCAAGTTTTACAAATTTGATTGAAACAAATAATTTATATACTAATTATTACAATGATTACATTACCAATATATTTAGCGTAAAGGCTCGAATTGTAAGCCTTAAAGCAATTATGCCAATTCCTTTTTTAACTGCCTTAAACTTAAACGATAGGCTTGTAATAAGGGATAAGCGTTATACTATCAACTCATTTACTACAGATTTAACTACTGGAGAAGCAAGCCTTGAATTAATTAATGATTTTAGAGTAGATACGGTAACTCCTCCAACTCCAACAACTGAATGGTATGAACTACATAATTGCAATAGTTCTGTAATTTCTTATTCACAATCATATACAATAGGAAGCTTCTCAATTAATGAACGAGTAACTAATGGAGGTAATACTTATACTATTAATTCAGTATTAACAAGCTTACCAAGTGGAACTTTATTAGCCATTACTACAACTGGAGCAACTGGTTGCCCAACAATTACAAACGAATCAATTACATACTACACTTTATACTAATAAAATGGCATTTACTTCACTTTCAGACGCAAGAACAAAATTAACAAATCTTGACCAAGATGTCAATTCTGCTATTTTATATGCAAACAATAACTTATTGGATTCAACTACGACATTTTACACAAACGTAGAGAAAACTAATTTAGCTCCAGCAGGTAATTATGTAATACCTTCCCCACAATTTAAGTCTTATTATGTTACATTAAATAGCAGTGGTAAAATTGTTGGTACTGCTCAAGAGCTTCTTGAATCAACAACTGATATAAGTTGGGTTGACGATTCAATTATTCAATATCCACAAGGTATTCAAGTTTCAAATAATTACTTTGGAAACTGGTGGTGGGGAACTGATATGTCGCTTGATTCAAGCAATAGATTAACGGATGCACTTTGGACACAAAAAGAGAATAGTTCAGACGTAAAAAAATGGCAAATAGAATATGGCGAATATCGAACTGATGCTTTGACAAATATTGACTTGTCAGACATGAAAGGTTATGACCTTAAAGTTACAATTGGCAAATGGGGAACAAATAATTTCGATGGATCAATTATAGCTGGATTTGAAATAGACAAATTTGTTTTCCCTATTGTTCATATTGCTTCGGATAGGAATAGAGCTACCGTTGTAGGTAATTTAAAATATTATTTTAGACCTGATTATTTTTTTCCAAAAGAAGATTTTAATCATATTAGTTACTTTAGAAGATTCCCTAATACATTGCCTATTTTAGATAAGAATGGTAATCAAAAAGATTTTATTTCAGTATTAAATCCTATCCTTGATTGTGTTGTTAAAGATTCAGGAACATTTAATAGCGTAACAAGACAATGGAGAACTTCGACAAGAAATAATAAAGGATACAACTATTCTTCAATGTTATACTTGAAGAATTTTGTTGATGGTGCGCCAAGTAATTCCGATTACTTTATGGAGAAAGATTTAGATCCAACAAGGAATTCAAATAATATTTTCCAATTTGTACCGATAAATAAGCGCCATGTTTTTGATGGAGATTCTTGGATAAAAGCTGCAAGTGGACACGTTAGGGGAATAACTCCTAACTTCAATAATCCAACTGATGTAAGCTATATATGCGCTTTGCTTGAATCATTAGCAGTATTGCCTGATGATAGAGCAGATTGGCGTTATTCAGTTTATGGAGCTGGCTCAAAAACTTATTCAGAAATTAATCCTTATGAATGGACATTAATTCCTTACGAGGGTAGCTATAATTATGTAGCTCCAGCAACTTTATTCTTAAATTTCTTTAATCCTAATGGAACAACTGATAGACCGATAAATCGTTCTACTGGAATTAATTTGCAATTTGACTTTGAATATGTAGCTGGGTTTGGAAGAGATAGCGCAACAATTGGATCGGTTTATAAATCAATTTATAATAATTGCAAAGCTTATTCTATTTCTCAAAATTGGGTAGCTTCAGGAGGTGTATATCCTCGTTTAAGTAATTATGCAGAAGGAATTTACCAAAGAGGATTTCAAGGTAGTAATGGAGATGGATTTATTGATGTAGTTGACCATACTATTACAGAGGTAAAAGCTACTGCTCTTTATGATGATTATAAAAACTATTATTTATTAGGCACTAAAAATAAATCTGCTGTTTATTACCATCGTTTTTATGAGGCTGCAATTGAAGTTTATGATTCATTTTATGTAGCTAACTATGTAAATATGGGCAGACCAAATTGGCTACTTTATGCTTTTGTTCACAATTACGATATGACAAGAAAATTACTTGTTGATATGATAGGGGCAGAGGCTGCAAAAGCTAAAAAAGTAATGGGTTATTTTTGGGCATTGCAAGAGCCAAATAAAGCGGATTTCTATTTTGCTCGTACTGGAGTACAAAATGGAACTCCTTTAGGTTATAGACCAAGCGTTGCTCCTTCAATGAATCAATCACTTGCAGTTTGGAGTTTTGCTTATGGAGATGGACTTTATTTATGGTCTCCATCACCTATGCCTATAGGTGGAGAATATAATCATGATAGATATGATAATAGCAATCCGCTTATTTATTATTGGGGAGATATTTCAATTGCAGATAATGGACTTTATGATTGGTTTCATATTGGATATTGGCAAGTAATGCAAAATAGAGATATTGTAGGAGCAAGCACAAGTTGGTTAAAGCCTCAAATTTATTGGGATGGAGCATGGACTTCTGACAGCGATGCTAATTGTTCAAACATTCCAGTAATGCTCTGCCAAGCTAAAGCTCCAATATCAGCTTATAAAGTTTCAGCAGATGGAACTGAAGCATTGCTAATTATTACAAATCCATTTAATAATGGTTATACTAAAGCAACGCATCAAATAAGATTGCCTCATATTTCAGGAACTCCTACCTATAACGTTGATACTTGGGGACAATATACATCTGTAATTAGAATAACGCTATGATAAAAAACATACTTGATTTGCTAATAGCTTTTGAGCATTTTAGTCAATCTGAAGCAATTGAAATTGCTAAAGGTAAATACGAATTACAAACAAATTTTAAAGGAGGTTTAAATCAAATTAATAGATATATAAAATGGCTGAACAAAAAGTAGTTGAATTAGTAATAAAAGCTAATACTTCAAATGTTGAAACTTCTTTAAATAAAGTTAAAAATTCAATAAAAGATGTTAATAGTGAATCTAAATCATTAGGAGATACATTAAATCAAACTGCTGGAGCTTCAGGAGTATTTGAGCAATTAAAAGCTGGCGCATTTCAATTAGTACCAGCGCTTAAATCAGCAACTGAAGCTGGTAATGGTTTATTATTAAAGATGTGGCAATTAGTTGCCAATCCAGTAGGCGCAATTATTGCTGCAATTGTAGTTTCATTGAAATTTTTATATGAAGCTTTCCAATCTTCAGTAGCTGGTGGAAAAGAATTAAAAGCAATTTTTGCTGGATTAGATGGAGTTTTAACTCAAGCAAAAGATGCAGTTTTTGGATTAGGAAGAGCATTTATTGATTTAGTAGCTGCTGGGTATAAATTTATTACTCTTGATTTTAAAGGGGCAATGGAGTCTTTTAATGATGCTACTAAAGAAGCTAAAACTTCAATGAAGCAATTAGGAGATGCTACATCAACTACTTATAAAAAGTTTGTTGAACTCGAAAAAGCGCAACAAAAAAATGATAAGGCAAGAAAAATTGCAGCTGTTGAAGAATCTAAGAATAATAAATTATTAGTTCAGTCAAGAGATATTTTAACAGATGAAACTGCATCAATAAAAGAAAAAAGAAAAGCATTAGATGAGGTAACAAAATCTGAAACTAAAGCAGCTAATGAAAGAACAAGAATTGCTAAAGAAGATTTAAGAATTATTACTGAAAAGCAAAAAACTCTTGGAGGCGAAGCTGCTAAGAAAATGATGCAACAAGTAAGAGATGCTCAAATTGCTGTAAATGAAGCTGAAGCAGAGGGAGCAAGAAATGGGATTAAATTAAATCGCCAGCGTAAAATGCTTAATAGACAAGCAAATGCTGACCAAAAAGAAGCAGATGCAGAAGCAGCTCGCATTAAAAAAGAAAAAGAAACTGCTCAAAAAGAAGCTGATAAAGCAATTATGGATGCGGCTATATCATTGCAAAATGATAAAGACAAAGAAATTTTACAAGCATCTATTAAATATAATGAAGATGTAGCAAAACTTAAAAAAGCTGGGATCACTGATTTGTCAGTTTTAGATGAATCTTATCGTAAAACCGTTGCTGACATTAATAAAAAATATGATGATGAAGCAGAAAAGAAAAGATTAGAAAAGAGGAAAAAAGATTATGATGAATATCAAGCAAATGCTCAAGGATTAATTGATGAATCTAATCGCCAAATGCAAATTATTGCAAATAAAGATTTAGAGAAATCAGCTAATGAAAAATTATCTTTTGATGCAAGATATGCAGCAATTGCGGAAAGAGAATCATTAATTAATGAGATAATTTTTAAAAGCGAGGAAGAAAAAACTGCTTTTGAAAAAGCCAATGCTGATGCAAGAAAAAAAATCGCAAAAGATGAAAAAGATGCTAAAGTATCCCAATTAAATTTTTATGCTCAAGCATTGGCTGAAGTTGCTAATTTAATAGGAGAAAATACAGATGCTGGTAAAGCTGCCGCAATTGCATCTACTACAATTTCAACTTATTTATCAGCGCAAAAAGCTTATGAATCTCAATTGGAAATTCCTACACCTGATGCACCATTTAGGGCAGCAGCGGCAGCTGGATTAGCAATTATTTCAGGTATAGCAAATGTCAATAAAATTGTTTCTACTCCAACTCCTAATGGTGGTGGTAGTGGTGGAGGTACGCCAAATGCTTCCTCTCCATCTTCTCCAAGTTTTAACGTAGTAGGTACAAGCGGAGCTAATCAGATTGCACAAACAATTAATCAACAAGCTGGTCAACCTATTAAAGCTTATGTAGTTTCAAAAGATGTTACAACTGCCCAAAGCTTAGATCGAAATATTGTTAATAGTGCATCCATGTAGTGAAAATAAAACAATCAAATTTTAAATCGTTTATAGGTTATGAGAATCGTGGAATTAATTATTGATAAAGATACTGATGGCATTGATGCCGTTTCCCTTGTCGACTTTCCTGCAATAGAGAGCAACTTTGTCGCTTTAAATAAAGAATACGAAGTTAAGCTTGCCGAAGTAGATGCGGAGAAACGGATATTGATGGGTGCGGCATTAATACCAAATAAGCAAATTTATCGTAAGTATGGAAAGGATGAGTTTTATGTATTCTTCTCAAAGGATACGGTAAAACTTGCTTCTGAATTATTCTTAAAAAATGGGAATCAGTCAAATGCTACCTTGCAACACAATAGCAAAGTTGATGGAATGACGGTAGTTGAATCTTGGATTATTGATGACACTGAAAATGATAAGTCAAATGCTTATGGATTTTCATTGCCTCAAGGTACTTGGATGATTTCAATGAAAGCTGATAATGAGCAAGTTTGGCAAGATGTTAAGGATGGTAAAGTTAAAGGCTTTTCTATTGAGGGATATTTTGCGGATAAATTAGAAATGGCTAAAGAAGAAGAAGAAATTATTAAACAAATTATTGACATACTTAAAAAATTATGAAGAATAAAAATTCATCTCCAGTAGGTGGAAATCGTGCTTGCTTATGCGAGGATGGTACTTACTCGAAAGATTGCTGTAAAGGCGAAGAAATCAATCAAGGAATTGGATCGTTAGTTGGACAAGGAAGTTCTTCTAATATTGTTAATACCAATGTTCCAAGAACAATTGTAAGCGTAAATTAATCAAATAAATAAATAGTATGAACTACAAAAACAAGTTAAACCAAATCAAAGCATTACTTGCTTTAGAGGTTAAGCTTGCTCAAATGAAGCTTGAAGATGGTATTACCATTGTAGAAGCTGAAGCATTCGAGCCTGACTACTCTATTGGAATTGTAACTGCTGATGGAATTGTACCAATGCCAGTAGGCGAGTACAAATTGGAAGATGGTAATGTTTTAGTTGTTGAAGTTGAAGGTATTATTGCATCTATTTCTCCTGAAGTGGAAGAAGAAGCAATGCCTGAAGCTGCACATCCTGAAGCTGAAATTACCGAGCCACAAATGGAAGCAGAGCCTTCAGCTCCATCTCCTAAGCGTATCGTTGAATCAGTTTCAAAAGAAACATTCTTCGAAGCACAAATTGAAGCATTGCGCAATGAATTAGAAGAAATCAAAGCAGAAAATGAGGCTTTGAAATTGTCTAAGCAATCTTTAGAAGTTGAATTATCAAATGTAGAAGAAGGTGCTGATGCGATTGTAACAAATCCCGAGCCTGAAGCTAAATCTCCTTCATTTAAATTATCCAAGAATCGTGTTCGTTCAATCGAAGATTCAGTATTTTCTAAAATTTTTAACAAATAAATAAATAATGGCTACTACAACAAGCATTACAACAACTTATGCTGGCGAATTTAAGGATCAAATTATCGCT